CATGTTTTAGACCCCTTGCGGGAGATGTACGGGAAGGCGATAACCGTCAATTCGGGCTATCGTTGTCCCAAACTCAATACCGCTGTGAGTGGTGCGAAAAACAGCCAGCACATGAGGGGTAATGCGGCGGATATAACGGCAGGGAGCAAGGAGGAGAACAAGAAACTGTTCGAGTTGATTCGGGATAACCTTCCCTTCGACCAGTTGATTGACGAGAGCAATTACAGTTGGGTACATGTATCTTATGTGTCGTCATCGAAGAACCGGAAACAAATACTGAGCCTATGAGACATATCGTATTCCTATTGTTGTTTTTGGCCGGCTTGGCTGCGACGAGTTGTACCAGACATGTGTATGTTCCTGTGGAAACGACAAAGAGCGACACGGTGTATCTGAACCGGGTGCAGCTCGATTCCATATACATGCGGGACAGTGTTTTCATCGATAAATCGGGAGACACGATACGGGAGTTCCAATACAAGTACATATACAGGTTCAAGGACAGAATCGATACGCTGTATATATCCAAGACGGACAGCATACAAGTACCCTACCCCGTCGAGGTAGTAAAGTACAAGACTCCTCAATGGTGCTGGTGGACACTCGGTGGCATTGTCTTGCTGCTTGTCCCTTACATCATGAAATTGATAACAAAATTGAAAGGACTGAGTTTCTTGATATAATTTGATTTACGACTCTTTTGGGGCTTCGGAGTATAAAGAGGAAAGCCTCAATCTCTTGCTGCTCTTCCAAAACTAACAAGAGACAACATCACGGGGAATGTTACGAGGCTTTCACAGCCTTTAAACAGGAACGTGATGTTTTTTATTGTGTCAACAATCTATAATTTAACAAATATTTAAAAAGGCAAGAGATATGAAAACCAATGAAATCTTTGAACACGTCTTGCAAATCGTTTGCGAGGAATGTGAGCTGTGTTACGGCGAATTGATTAACGGGGCGAACAAAAATGCGGTCGACGCACGTTGCCTGCTCATCTGTGCGTTGGTATCGCTCGGATTTACGGAAGAAAATATAGCGTCTTACTTGTCTATGACACGACAAGGAGTGAATAAGTTGAAAAACACGTTATCACACAGGATTTCACAAAGTTACATTCTATTAAAGAACAATCAACTAATTAGCAAACGCATAGCAACTGAAATTCATAGATAGCAACTGTTATGACCGTATGTTTGACACACCGGAAGATGTTCTTTCGGTATAACTAAAAAAATAAAAACATATGGAAGGAATTAACAGAGAAATCGTAGAAAAGAAAGTCTACGAAGAAGGAAAGAAAGAGTATGCCTCTAAGGGTGTAGGTAATGCCGGTTTAGCATTGGGAATCGTTGGTACAGCTCTTGGCGCAGGTGCGCTTTGGGGAAGACGTAACGGGATTTTCGGTGGCGGTTCCATGCCTGAGAACGTAAACATCAACACGACGACTGGTGGCTGGGGAGGTTCAAGTGCTGTCGCTCCCACCGCATTTCAAGCATGGGAAAAAGAATGCGAGGATGCAATTGCTCTCACCAATACCATTTGGGGATTAAAAGTCAACACGCAAGACCAAATGTATGCACATCGTGAAACCGATGTGGCTGAAAAATTCCAGTTGTATAAGTCGCAAATCGATGCAGATTTCGGGCTTTACAAGACAAGCCGAGATTTATACGATGTATTGAACGAGCGATACGCCAACAAATTCAATGAACTGGACAAGAAGGTAGCTGTTTTGGAAGCCACCCGCCCGTATCAAGACAGATTGATTCAGTGCGAAATCGATCGTGCCTTCACAGCCTCCATCAATTACACGGATCGCAAGACTTGCCGAGCTATCTATGGCGTTGTAGGTCTTCCTTCTACTCCTACCGTAACTGTTTTGGAGGGTGCAAACCCTTTCGGTTGCAACTGCCAAAGAGCAGCGTCGGAAACTCCGACGGCATAAAGGCCGAAAAGAAACGCAAGAAAAAGCGTTAGTGGTAGAGCCCCTTCGGGGGCGATACCACTTTCATTACCGATTACTAACCACTAACACGAATAATTATGAATTTTACAGACCCTTTATTAAACGACAGGAACTTTTCTATCCCCGAATTGGAGAGAGAACAGGAAGCCATGCAACAAAAAATTGCTGAAATGAAAAGAAACTATCGGCAATCTGCGCAAACGACTTCTTCTCCCGTGTGGGACGAAATAGACAGGATTATGGACTCCTTGACCGAAAAGGAGTTTAGGTTTATGCAAGAGAATGAAGAATTTCAGCAAAGCAGCATGGAAATTCAGAGTATTCTCAACCGGGAGTATATGCGGATTATGAGACCGATAGTCGAAGGGACAAAGGACGGGAAAGATGCGTTGGACAAACACCTTACCCTCACCAAACGATTGAAGAAAACTGTTAAGGACGAAGCGGATAAAAAGGACGCCTTGATGAACGAATATATTACTCAGTACAGCGACATGAGCTGGAATGAATTTATGGATATGAAACAAAGAAAAACATCGTCTAAATCTAAGAAATAATGGAACTGAAAGAAAAACTGGAAGCTGTAAAAACAAAGTTTAATAGGGCTGCTCATACATGGATAGATGATAGGATCGATGATTTTACACGAAATAATCCCCAATTAAAAACTGTATCCACATACCTCAAACGTGGAGCAAAAAATTATTTGTTGAAAGAAGACAAAAAGATTAACGAACTTATCGATGGATTATCTTTATTTATTTGCGACGAAAATGGGAACATAGATGTTAATATGCTATTCGATGATTTCATTGAAATGTTCAATTCTATGGAAGAAAGAGAATTTAATCTGGGTATTCTTAAAGGTAATCTTGGCTCCGGGGCTATGAAAATAGAAATACCAAATAATCTCCTGACTAATTTGGTATTTGGAAATATGGGGTATATTCGTATTACATCGGGAGACTTAGTTGAGCTTAAAGAATTATTTATAACGGAATGAAAGCGTTATAAGCAGAAAATTTCAAAGGAATATTAGGAAATGCAAATGATGAACAGGGAAATGCCGGGGTGAGAAGCTCCGGCATTCGTGTTTAATTCCATGTCAATCATTTTTGCGGAAAATCTTCCACATCATTCGTTTTGTTAAATATTGATAAATCATAAAACATTTATACTATAATATTTTGTATATACAATAAAATGTAGTATCTTTACCATGTAATCAAAAACAAACAGTAACCAATTAAAATAGAGTCATGTTACAGAAAGGTACAGAACAATACAAAGAAGCTCAGGAATTATCCAACAGACTTCAACAAATTGCTAGCTATGAAAGATGGAATAATAACAATTCGTATGAGTTGCATTTCAACCCGTTCTATCGGTTTTTAAACGAAATAATCAAGTTGAATGTGTTTGCCTCCAATGTGGCCAAAACGATAGATGAAAAATGCACTTATCCGAGTTTCAAGATTGCCAACATGTCGAGTAAGCAAGCATGGATACTTGCCTGTTCGGCGATCGAGAATAACATAAATCTTGAAGATTGTTATACACCAGTATGGGGCAAATAATTATAAATAAAAATTACTTATATATGGAAACGAAAAGAACAATGGTATTATCATTTCATGTTTGCCGAGGTGGCAGATTCTTTAACCCCGGTCATGTTGAATTTGTCGGAGAAGAAACATTCTCAGATGTGTGTAGCATGTTGTCAGATCGCTTGTTCACGAAAGACAGGGACGAGCATGGGAGGTTCTGCAAACCCTATATTGCAGACGAAGTGGGCACTGTCGTTAGTGAGGACGACGAGAACGGAAGAACAGGAGAGATAGACTTCGATGGTGATTATGACAGATATTATACTATCGAGATAGAGGATATAGACGACCTCAGCGACTCGGAATTGGAAGCCATAAGGGAGTATAAAGGGTATATAAGCGAAGATCTTGAACATCTTGTTAAAGTCGATGACGACGAGGAAAACGAGGAGGACGAAGAATGAAAAGGGAATTTCCACTATTCATTGTAGACCATAACCGGGCGCACAAGTTCGGAGAAGTCGACTTCATATACTGCTCGGACATAGACAATGGATTCATCGCCAAAGTCGAGTATATAGACGGTATTGTCGAGGAAGTCGGAGAGGATTACCGCATAGAGCCCGGATTGTCAGGATCTAATATTTCCGCAAAGATAAGCATTAAGCGTATTACAGGTAAAAATCCTGATAAGACTAAAATACGGGGGCTTTTAAAACAGGCTATGAAGTATTATACATCGCTATCGACATTCTCGGCAGACATCGGAAATATTACGGTTCGGCAAATGGTGTTATTCATTGATACGCTGATTTTAGACGGTCGTAAGAATGCAATTGCAGCAGGTAGTGATTATAATTATAGGAATACGGTATTAACATCTATCGCATTCTTAGAGGCGATAAAGAAGGAATTAATAGGAGTATGACAATAGAAGAATTATCGAAACAAGTGCGTAAGATTCGCGAAGAAAAGGGGCTGTCCCAATATAATATCTGGAAACAGGGTATGAACTTTGGAACAGTCATTGCCATTGAAAGTGGGAAGAATGTCAACTTGAACAACTTCCTTAAATATTGTGAGATCGTAGGAATTGATGTAACTTTGGAAGAGAAAAAACAAACAGATAATACATTCAACAAATATAAAAACAAGCGTAATATGAATAATTCAAATCAACAAATTTGCATTGGAAAAACGACCGATAGTTTCGAAGTGCTAAAAAAGTTATGCGAAGAAAAGGCTAAATCTTTATTGTTAACAATGGATTTTTCTTCTGAACCGACAAAATCTGTATCTTTTTGGACTTCAGATTTTCCTGAACTTATTTGTATTGGTAATTTTTTTAAAGAAAAAGAAGGTAACATACATTATGATTTAGATTTCTCACAAAGCACATTATAGCATTTGTAAGCTGATTGTATATAATAGGCTGTCCCAGATTCTATTTTGAGGCAGCCTATATTTTATTCTCCTTTAATTAACTTGATGTATTGTAAATTAGAGATGTCATATTTGTCTGGATTGTTTACATAATCAATAACAAGATTTATCACACATGAAGCTTGCTGTTTCCTTACTTTTGTATAATATCGTATTACACCTCTTGATGTATCAGAATGTCCCAAACAATAATCGATAATAGAATCTGGAACGCCTAATTCAGATGCCATTTGAGCAAATGTTTTCCTCGCTGAATAATAAACAACCTTTTCCTTTATCCCCAACTCCTCGCACATTTTTTGTATGCACTTTGACAAATAGCTCCTAAAATTATTATATGACAGTTTGTATCCGAAATCTAATTTCCCGGTTTTATTATTTATCCATCTTTTTATGATTGGTTTTGCGCATTCTGGAATATCAAAACTAGTAACAACTTGTTCATCTGTCATATTCTTTGCTTTTTGTCTTATATATGAAATTATATTCATATTTCGGAAATCTATATCTAATAAGTCTATAAGGTTTATCCCGCCCAAATAGAATGATAGGCAAAATAAATCACGAGCCATAACTAATTTTTTACTTGTTGGGTTCGATAATCTAATCATATTTATAGTTTCGACACTAACACATATATCTCTTACCCTTGATGCCGATATTTTAATAGAATTAAATGGATGCTCTTGTATTATAACATTATGCTCTTTAATAGCACGATTGATTATTGTTTTTATATTTCTTAATTCTATAGAAATCGAAGCTTTCGACAATGATTTTTTTCTCAAAAACTTATCATAATTACTGATAATATCCTTATTTATATCTGTGATAAGAAGATCTCCATTTGTAAATTCTGTAAATTTACGTAAACTCCTATCCATGATACCAGCATATCCTTTTTGGTTATTTTCTAACAAAGTTTTAATATACAGTTTACATATTTCAGCAAAAGTAGGAATCTCATCACTGGACGAATTTTCTAACATATTCTTCAGTTGAGCACTTGTATATAGACCTATGTTTCTTATATTATCTAGTTTTTCCTGATATAAATTAAGAAGATTTCTCAGCTTTGTATTAATGATAGCCGCATCATTTCGTTTAACAACTTGACCATTTTTAAATTGAGATTCAGAATCTATTACGAAACGGGTAACAATGTAGCTTGTCACTTGCTTATGACATATTGCGATTCTAATTTTATGAGAACCGTTTTTTAACTTCTTTGCAGGAATAATTGTTAATTTGATAGTAGCCAT